GTACGGATACTGTCGGGATTAGCACTGGTGGAACGCAGCGCGTCACGGTTGATGGAAGCGGCAACGTCACCATTTCTGGTGACCTGACTGTTAGTGGTGCAACTACAACGGTTGAGAGTACGACCGTCACGATTGACGACAAGAACATTGAGCTGGGTTCTGTTGCATCACCTAGCAACACCACTGCTGATGGTGGCGGCATCACGCTGAAAGGTGCGACTGATAAGACTATTAAGTGGATTAACAGCACCGGCTACTGGACGTTTAACACCGGCATTGACGTTGGCGGCAACATTGAGCTTGCTGACAACAGCAAAATTAAGTTTGGCACTGGTGATGACCTAGAGATTCTTCATAACGGAGCAAATTCTTATATTACTAACTTTACTGGGGATTTGTACATTCTTAATCACAATGATGACAAGGATATTCTCCTGCAAACTGACAACGGCTCTGGCGGCACGACTACTTATGTTCTGTGCGACGGTAGCACTGGCTCTACAAAGCTAAATTATCTCGGCTCTGAAAAGCTCCAGACCAAGTCTGACGGCATTTTGGTGCAAGGTGAGGTTCAGTCTGACAGCCTAGATGTTAATGGAGCAGCTGATATTGCAGGTACGTTGACGAGCAATCGCGTTGTAATTCGCGACGATGGATCTGCTAGCCCATTGCTTGCAATTAGGGCTGATGACGCTGGGCCCTGGGCGATGATCATTGGCAATGACACTTATTCAACCTCTACAGCACACGGCCTAGCGTTTTATCAGAGCGATAACGGGAATTTTACTCAACGGCTCATTGGCGACGGAGCGTGGGAGAACTTTTACCTGCAACAACACAACGGAAGCACTGCTAATACTGCTATCCACCTTGACACTAATAGGGCTGTCAATCTTAGGTATCAAGACAGCAACAAGTTAACCACCAAATCAGATGGCATCGACGTAACTGGTGAGGTTCAGTGTGACTCGCTTGATGTTGGTGGACCGGCCAATATACTTACTACCGAGATTGACGCCTTTCGTGTTGGTCGTACAGGCGTTGGCTATGGTGCAAACATAGAAAGATCAGGTTTAATTCAGTTAGGTACAAACTTAACCACCGGAAGCGAATCCGTCAACATTGAATTAAATCCATCTGGGAGTGCTACGTTTAACGGCAGTGTTGGTATTGGGAGCAGCCCCAGTTATCAATTCCACGTTTCTAATAGTTCGGCAAGTGGTCTTGGTGTATTTACTAGGACTTCCGGTGCATCTACTTACATTGAAGGTGCTGCATCTAGCGGAACGCTAGGCACAGTTGGTAGTCATCCGCTGAATTTCACAACAAATTCGACTACAGCAATAACGATCGACACATCACAAAATATCGGCATTGGAACCACGGCTCCTGGAACAAAATTAGAGGTCAGAGATACAACAGTTGACGGAACACCTTTCAAAATTACAGGTGCCAACAATTACGGCTATAGCTTCCGATCTCTGGCTGCTGGCGGCATCAATGGGGCAAGGCTTGACCTTCACATAGGCTCTAGTGCTGGTGCGTATTCATTTACCAATAGCAGCTCGGAGCTTTTAAGAATCGACTCATCAGGTCGCCTCATGCTGGGCACCACGACTGAAGGAAATGCCGACGCTGATGATTTCACTGTTGCAGGTTCCGCCAATACCGGCATAACAATACGCAGTGGTGCGTCTAGTAGCGGCAACATCTTCTTTTCAGACGCTACGTCTGGCAATGGAGAATGGGACGGGTATCTTCAATATCGGCAGGGTGATCGTGCATTTGTATTTGCAACTGCAAACACCGCGCGGCTTCGCATAACCAGTGCGGGAGATATTTTTGCAAAAACTATTGATGCTCGCATTGGTTCGGACGTAGGTGCTGTTGAATATGGCACAAGCACAAACAATAGTGTTCGTTTCTACCAAAACGATCTTGAGAGGATGCGTTTAGGGACATCAGGCGGCTTGCTCGTGGGCACGACGACTGAAGGTATTGAAGGCGCAAACAACTTGACGATTGCAGATAGTGGACACGCTGGAATTACGATTCGCAGCGGCACTACAAGTGCTGGTGCAATTTATTTTTCAGATGCCACATCTGGAAATGCAGAATTTGACGGGTTTGTTCAGTACGACCAAAACACAAGGCATCTGCGGTTTGGCACGGCGCAAACGGAGCGCCTAAGAATTGATTCAAGTGGCCGCGTGGGTATTGGGGTTGCAAGTCCAGCCAATACTCTTCACGTCTACAACACAGCGGCAGCAGATGCTGCTTACATTCAATCAAGTCAAGCCTATTCAACGCTTAAGTTCGTATCTTCAACAAACACCAGTTCGGCCACTTTTGGAATTGATGGAGCCGGTAATGCTGCTATTGAAAATAAAGACACAGGCAAAAACATTACCTTTGTTTCAGGTGGATCGGAAAGCGGTCGCTTCGACTCAGCAGGCCGCGTACTCCTAGGCACAACGACTGAAGGTAATTCAGCTGCAGACGATTTAACTATTGCTACGTCAAGTCATACAGGCATAACAATCCGAAGTGGAACTACTTCTTACGGTTCAATTTATTTTTCAGATGCTACAAGTGGCACTGGTGAATATGACGGGTGGATTGATTACAAGCACTCCAACAAATTTATGAGGTTTGGAACGGGAGCGACTGAGCGACTTCGGATTACATCAACTGGCGCGTGGGCGATTGAAGGCGCAAACAACTACGGCACCAGCGGTCAGGTTCTAACCAGCAACGGTAATGACTCACCAACCTGGCAAGACGCTGCCTCAATAAGCGTTGGTGGCGCGTCTGCCATCGGCATGAATGATGGCGTCAAGATTAACTTTGGTGCGAGCAATGACCTGCAGATTTATCACAGCGGCAGTCATTCATTTATTGACGAAACCGGAACAGGTCAGCTAGCCATTCGCAGCAGTCAAATTTCTTTTGAAAAATACACAGGCGAGCAACTCGCTATGTTTACTGCTGATGACAGCTGTGAACTTTATCACAACAACAGCAAAAAGTTTGAGACTAAAACAGACGGTGTAGATATTACAGGTGAGCTGCAATGCGACACCCTGGATGTTGATGGCGCAGCTGATATTGCAGGTACGTTAAACGTTAATCGCATTGTACTTCGTGACAATCATTCTTCTAGCCCATTGTTTGCACTAAGGGCTGATGACAGTGCACCTTGGGCAATGATTATTGGCAATGATAGTGTTACAACAAACACGGGTTACGGCCTAGCGTTTTATCAGAGCAATGACGGAAATGCTTTTCAACGGCTCCTCGGCAACGGAGCGTGGGAGCATTTTTACCTGCAGACGTCAAATGGAAGCACTACTAATACTGCTATCCATATTGACACTAATAGGGCCGTCAATCTTAGGTATCAAGACAGCAACAAGCTTACGACCAAATCAGACGGCGTAGACGTTACCGGCGAAGTGCAATGCGACAGCCTGGATGTTGATGGATCGGCTGACATTTCTGGAAACGTCACCCTCCACGCAAATTTAAGCTTGCAAGACAACGATGTGATCTTGCTTGGCAGTAGCAATGATTTACAGATTTACCACAGCGGCACCAATAGTTATATCGCGGATACAGGAACTGGCGGACTTATCAATTTAACCAACATTCTTTCTGTCAGAAATGCAGCTGATACTGAGCAGATGATTTATGCACAGCAAGACGGGCAAGTCGAGCTGTATTACAACAATTCCAAAAAAATTGAAACTAAAACAACCGGTGTAAACATTACTGGTAATTGTGAATGCGACAGTATCACCTGTTCTGGAGATACGTTAATTACCGGGGACTTATTAACTACCGATAATTCTGCTGTGTTCCGGGCTAGGGATGGCTCTAACAATACTGCTTTTGGTGGTGATTTGACCAATGGCTGGGACATATGGAGGTCAACTACTAGCGGTGGCATCGTTCACTTCATGTCAAACGTGGGTGGCACCCGCACTCTTAAATCGTATATCAGAGACGACGGAGGCCTGCAAAGTGCTTCGGACTACCGCCTAAAGAAAAACGTAGCGCCAATCACTGGAGCAATCGATTCTGTTAAGCAACTGAACCCAGTTACGTTTAATTGGAACTGGGAAGAAGATACTGATCTCGTAACCCACGGTTTTCTTGCGCATGAATTCGCAGATGTCCTCCCTAGGGCTGTAGATGGCGAAAAAGATCAAGTCAAAGAAGATGACAGCATCCATGTACAGACGATTGACCAAACAAGAGCGATTTCTCTTTTGACTGCTGCACTTAAAGAAGCTATTACCAAGATTGAAACGCTAGAAGCAAAAGTCGCCGCTTTGGAGGCAGTCTGATGAGCGATACTGTTGAAGAATGGTTTATTCGTTAAAACTTGCAGCCTTTAAGGCTTTTTGAGTAAACTCCACCTGCACGGACTTTTCTAATGGCTTCTCCAACCGTCACACTTACGTACCAGATTGATCGTCTGGATCGCATCCTGGCTACTGGTGCGGTGACTGAGGTTCGCTGGACCTTGGTTGGTACTGATGGCACCTACACGAAAGGGATTCCTTTCCGTATTGAGCTTGACCAGCCTGAAGATCCTGCGGAGCTGACTCCTTACAGCGATTTGACCGCTGAATGGGCTATCAACGCTGTGAAGGCCAAGATTGGTGCTGATCAAGTCACCTCCATCGAGTCACAGCTGACTGCAATCGTGCAGGAAATGGCTTCACCTACGAAAGGCTCTGGACTCCCTTGGGCTGAGTGATGCAACGACCAGATCCAATGATCGCCGCTAAGCCTGGCGCGGAGGATGTCCAGGCTATGGCGGCTAGAACGCTATGGCTTGAAGAGCTGTACTTTCTTGATGGTCGCGACCAAGTGTCACACCCTCAATATGGTCTGTTCACGGGTTTGGCTTTGAAGTATCAGAACTTGACTTCAACTGACGGTATCTGATGGCTAAGTCACTTAGCGGGCAAAATTTTGTCCCTAGCAAGCCTAAAAAG